AACCGTGCCGGCCGATCTGCCCTTGTGGGCGCGCGAATTGGAGAAGAAGAAACATGGGTTCTCCGGCGTTCTCTGATCGTGGTGAAGCACCCACCGATTTCGAGCGTATGCTGGTCGATCAGTACGGCGACGAAGACCCGCGGCACGTGCGCCAGCTTTGGGTGTTGATCGCGCGCCGCATCGGCGTCGCGGCCTGCGCAGTAGTGCTGGATGAGATTGGCGGCATGAGCAACTTGAGCGCGCCGACACGCCGCACGTTTTTCGGCGAGTTGTACCACCTGCAGCGCGACGAAGAAATCCAGCGCCGCATGTCGGCTGGTGAGCCGTCATCGCAAGTCGCCCGCGACATGGGGCTTGACGGCAGCACGGTGCGCCGGATCGCGGCGGCGAAACGGGTGCGGCACGCGCCTATTCGTGATACGTCTGCGCGATGGAACAAGAGAAGCAACGGCGGCCATACACGATGAGCGACAAAGCGTTGGAACAGCGCCGCGCGAACGCGCCCATCGCCAAGGCTGCGGCCGAAGGCAAATGCACCGGTCCGCGCACCGAAGAGGGCAAGGCGGCATCCAGCCGCAATGGATGGAAGCATGGCCGCTTCAGTGCCATCAACCGCGCGCATTTCGGGCTGGGTGCGACGCACGTCGCCAAGTTGTTCGGCAAACCGTGCCAAACGACATGCCCATTCCATCCGGAAAATCCGGATCGCACCGAAGCGCCGTGTTCGCTGGTGCTGGATGGGCTGACACGCGCCGGCGGTCCATGCCTGGATAAAACCGTGTATGTGCATGCGCTGGATTCGCTGATGTCGGCCATGGCCGACGGCGACATGGACGGCATGCATGGGTTGCTGGCGACGGAACTGGCCAGCAACATGCAGGTGCTGCAGAGCATCCGCCAGACCATCGCCGATTTCGGCGTGGTCATGCCGCAGTACGCCATCACCAAAGAGGGCGAGCTGATCCGTGACGCGGACGGCAAGCCATTCGTGCTGGACATGAAGGCGAATCCGGTGCTGGCGCATCTGATCAAGTTCAGCGAGTCGCTGCAGATCAACTTCACCGAAGTGTTGGCGACACCGCGAGCCCGTCAAAAGGTGAAAGACGACGATGACGCGACCGATGCGTTTCAGAAACTCATCGGCGCCATCGCGCTGCGCGGCGCGAAAAAGCTGCCGCGCACGATCGAGCCCGGCGAGGATGACGAGACGTGACCCGACGCCGCGCCACGGATTCGCCCATGCTGCGGCAGTTGAAGCAGCGCGGCATACACGACACCGACGTGTTCGAGGCATGGCTGGCGGAGCGCGGCTGGGCGTGGCAGGGTCTTGATCGCGGTGACTACGGCTGCACGCTGGACGAAGCGCTGGTGCTGTTCGTGTTCGAAGACCCTGTGCGCTGGGCCGAAACGTATCTGATCGAACCCGACACCGGCGAGCCGTGGAAGTTTTTCGAATATCAGAAAATCAGCGCGCAGGCATGGAATCAGGACGTCATCCACCAGGATGGTGCTGAGGTCGGCAAGACGCGCGAGATCGTGGTGCTGACGCTGTGGGGTCAATGCACCTGCATGGGGTTCACCGTGCGCCGCCCATGGATGCTGGTGGGTGCGCCGCAGCAGACGTTTCTCGATGAAATCGTACTGGCCATCGAAGAGCAGGTGGGTGCGCAGGCGGACGGGAGCGCCAAGGGTTCGTTGCTGTCGCAGTTCTGGTTGAAGCCGAAACGTACACCGCACACCATGCTGCGGTTCAAGACCATCCCGCTCGGCGATGAACAGGCGGGCGTGGGTCGTGTGTATTTCCGGCCCGCCGGCCATGATGGCGAAGCGTTCCGCGGCGTGCACGTCAACGCATTGCTGATGATGGACGAAGCCGCGAAGCTCAAGGCTGCGGTGCAATGGTCGGAATTCTGGCGCGCCGCCAAACCGGGCTGCTGCAAACGCATCTACAGCGTTCCGGATGGCGACCGTAGCACGGAGTTCTTCCGGCTGTCGCAACAGGCTGTGCAGGACCTTCCGCAAAACCGCGACGGTTGGCGTTTGTTCCATTGGCCGAAGACGCTGATGCCGCCACCGTTCTGGACGCCGGAGCGGGAAGCGCGGCTGGTGCGTGACTTCGGTGGCCGCCACACGCCCGGCTTCAAACGCAACGTGATGGGCGAATGGGGTGAGGCCGAAAATCCCATCTGGTCGTGGGACCTGATCCTGCCCAACGTGCAGGAGCTGCCCGCATATCGCGTGCTGAAGCTCAACATCGACCGAGCCCGACGCGAAATGCAGGTCGAGGTCAAGAGCATCGCGTTACACGTGGAACACGGCAAAAAGTCGGGCGTGGAACAATGGCTGGAAGACAGCACCATCAGCATCGATGCCCTGATGTCGCGCAGCGATGCGGAGCGCCGCCACGCCATGCGCGACCTGCTGCGCGCCCATATCACCGCGCCGGCTGCCGACGGTGTGTACTGGGTCGGCGCGGACCTGGGTGAGTCCAACGATCCCACCGAAATCGTATTGAGCGAGCAACGTGGGCCGAAGCTGCAGGACGTGCTGCGCATCCATGCGCGCGGCATGGATTACTACATGCAGCGCGAGTTGATCTACTGCCTGCAGGAACTGTTCGGCTGGCGTCCGCACTGGGGCTGCGACCTGGGCGCCGCGGGCACGGTCGTGGTGAAGGATCTGCAGACGCTGGAAGCCTACGCAGAGGCGAGCTTCGATGAAGTGATGACCGGCTTCCAGTTCTCGAACGCTGTGGATTGCATCGGCGAGGATGGCCAGCCGCTGATCGATTCGGCGAAGGATGACGGCGGCGAAACCATCCTGCGCGCGCCGGCCAAGCACTGGGCCAGCCAGTGCATCACGCAACGGCTGGTCGATATCGGCTACGTCTGGCCATATGACGGCGAAGCGTTGAACGCGATGACGAACCAGACCTGCCGGCAGGGCGCGAAATGGCCTATCTACAGCAAGGTCAATGATCACGTGCCCGACGCGCGGCGCATGCAGATGTTGCGCAAGCTGTACGACGAAGGCGAAACCGTGGATGTGTTCAGCACCGGCGCGTTCTTGAGGGCTGCGGCATGAGCTGCATCAGCGGCAAAATCCGGTATCGCAGCCAGTTGGATGCGCGTCTGGCGCTGCTGCGTTGCAAGAAAAATGCGCAGCGTCGCCATGCCGGCCGGCACGAGTGCGCGGTCTATCGATGCCCGCACTGTTTCGGGTGACACCTCACCAGTTCAGCGCGCCACGGGCGCGATCGGAGATCCGCATGAACATCAATCCGCTTCGCCTGTTCGGTCGCAAGTCGAACGACATGTCCACGTCGGCGCTGGCGCGTTCCTATCAGGCGCTGGGCATGTGGCAGGGCGCCATCGGCGAAGGCTTCATCCCGCGCCAGGTGAACCCATGGTTTTACTCCTCACTCCGCGAATGTCTTGGGCCGCTGGACGGCGGCATCGACCGGCTGGTGACGATGGACGGCATCATCGGCGTGGAGGGTGGCAACGACAAGATCACCCAGGCGATCCAGGGCGATTTCCTGAAGAACGTTCCGTTCAATGATCTGGAGGCGGGCTTCCAGGCGTTCTTTTCCGCACAGGGCGACATGATGCTCGAACAGGGCTGTTCGATTGGCGAGATGGTGATGGACAAGCGCGGCAAGGAGCTCGTCGGGCTGCGCATCGCCGACAGCAAGGGCGTCGTGTTCCATCGCGAAGGCACGCAGCTTGCCACCTGGTACCGGCCGCCGCGGTATCGGCGCACCGGTCGCCGCGACGGCACTGATGCCATCGAAACCGTGATCCGCAACAACGGGCTCGGCAATGGGGGGTTGAGTGAAACCTACCTAACGGAGCAGGGCTTCATGCAGATGGACCCCGCGACGATGGTCTATGGCGGCTTCAACTCACATGCCGACAATCCCTACGGCGTATCCATCCTGCGCAGCATCGAATTCGTGTCGCAACTGCTGGTGCGTATCCAGAATTCCACCGGCCTGACCTGGGATCGTTTCGGCGATCCGGTGTTCCATGTGCTGTACCAGACCAAAAACCGCGCGTTGAAGGGGCCTGATTTCGATAAGCGCCGCGATGCGCTGGCCAAGGATTTCCAGACCGTGATGAACACGAAACGCGGCGGCAACAGCGCCGATTTCGTGAACGCCATCGGCGCCGACGATACCCTCACCATCAAGGTGATCGGCGAAGGCAATCAGGTGCTGGCGATGGATGTGCCGGCCCGCCACATGCTGGACCAGATCCTCGCGAAATTCGGATTGCCGAGCTGGATGCTCGGCATCGAAGTGCGCACCAGCGGCGCAATGGGCGACCAGCAATCCGAAATGGTGATCCAGGCCAGCAAGACGCGATTCGACCGCCGCCGACCCGGGCTGGAGCGCATCGTCGCGACCTGGCTGCGCGGGCGTGGCCTCACCTGGAAGCCGGGCGATTGGCAGATCGTGCAGACGTTGCCGAACCTGTACGACGAACTGAAGCGCGCGCAGGCCGGGTTCCTGCAGGCGCAAACGCAGATGATGCTGCGCAACGGCGGCAATTCACCGGCGCCGCAAGGCAACCTCGGCGCGAACGACGGCGGCATGGGTAACGTCAGCGGCACGCGTGCGGCGGCTCTGGCGCAGCAGCGCGCCCTGCCCATCGATATTTCGCTCGGCGAGGGCATGTCGATGCGGGCGATTATGCGGGCGATCACGCACGATCGGGATTCGCATCGCAAGGCGCCGGGCGACAACGGCGGCGACAATCCCGACGATTCCGAGCCTGCGCATTCGGAACCCTGGGCCGACAACGATCCGCAGCTTCCGAAGATCGAAACCGCGGCGGTCGAAGCGCTGCAGGCCGATTGGCATGCGTTGTACCAGCGCGTCTACCAGACGCTGCGCTTGAGCGATACCGGCGCGGCGACCTTCACGTTCGACGCGACAACGCTGTTGCAGGCGCTGACCGAAGATCAGGAGTGGTTCATTGCCCGCGCCGGCGCCGTCGACGGGCCGTACCTGCAACAGGTCTTCGCCGCGTGGACGCGCGGCATCGTGAATGGCGCGTCGGAAATCGACGCGGAAGCCGCGGGCGATGCCGCCATCGAGCAGGCCTTGCAGCAGTTGCGCGGCGCTGTCGCGCAGCGCCAGCTTTCGCAGGTTCGCAACACGTCCATCCGTGTGTTCGCCGACGACATCGTGGCGGAACTGCAGCGCGGAATCTATGACGGCAAGAATCCCGCCACGGTGGCGCGCGCACTGGAACAACGCTTCGGCCTGCACGATTACGACTGGCTGCGCCTGGCGCGCAGCGAAATCGCGAGTGCCAATGCCAAGGGCAAGGCGCAGAGCTTCATCCGCAATGGATTCCTGCAATACAACTGGCTGACCGCGCCGGGCGCATGCGAGATCTGCACCGGCATCGAGGCTGCCGGCCCCTACATGATCGGCGCCGGCCCGATGCCGATGGATGACAGCCATCCACTATGCCGGTGCTCCATTCATGCGCTGGCTCCTGTGACGCCGCCGGCCTGACGTGCGCGTCATGGGTGCAGCGCACGCGCACGCCCGTTAAATCTCTCGCCCGGATCAATGCGTTGGCGCATGAAACGCCAACAAAACCGGAGCATGAGTCATGGGCGATGTGGATCTGAAGGCGTTGCAGGTGAAGTCCATCGCGGAAATCAGCCCCGTGCTGGGTGAGCTGCAGCGCGATCAGTTGACCGAACTGCTGGCGCTGGAAGCCGATTGCAATTCGCCGCGCGAAACGCTGACCAAGGCCATCGTCGCGCGCCTGGAAAAGATCGATGCCGACAATGCAGCGCCGCCCGAGCCGGAAACGGCCGCCTCGGTCAAGCCGCCCAAGCCGGAAGCGGCCGCCCCGGTCAAGCCGCCCGCGCATCACCATCCCGATTATTCCGGCCCGCTCACCATCGAGCAGGCGGAATGGCGCAACCGCAACCTCAAGCCCGCGAAGGTGGCCGGCAAGAAGTGAGCGAGAATCGCGCCAAGTCGATGCAGGTTTGCGTGAAGGCGGCGACCGCGCCGACCGATGCGCAGCTTGCCGCCATCCGCCAGTACACGTTGCGTGATTTCGCCACGGATGAACTGATGGTGCGCACGTTCGTGCTGGCGCACAACGCCATCGACCGCGACAACGAGTGTTTCGACGAACCGCTGCTGGGCGATTTTGCGCGCACCATCGTCGGCAAGGGCTGCTATGTCTGCCATCCAGGTGGCTGGAACGGTGACGGCGGTCCCGCCGAGGGCCGTGTGTTCGGCGCCGAGCTGCAGCGCATGAGCTTCGATGCCGCGCGGCAGATGCTGCGCGAGCCGAACCTGCAGTTTCCGCCCGATCGCACCGAAGCGGTGCTGCTGACCACCGATACGTTTTTCGTGCGCACGCCGGACAACCAATCACTGCTGGCGAAACTGGACGGCGGTGTCGCCGGCGACATCAGCATCGGTTTCCAAGCCGCGGGCCCGCAACAGTTGAACGATGCCGACGGCCGCGCGCTGACGGCGGAACGCTGGACGTCGCCCGGCGAGGCGCTTGAACAATCCCTGGTATGGCTGGGCGCGCAGCAGGGCGCCCGCGCCGTGAAAACCACTATCCGAAAAACCGAGCAACCCGAGCAGGAGACGGCAATGACCCCCGAACAGATCAAGGCGATGCAGGACGAAAACGCGTCGCTAAAGGGCGCGCAGCAGGCCAACGCGAAAGCGGTGCAGCAGATCGATGCCGTGCGCAAGGCGCTCGGCGACGATGCGGCGCTGATCGATGCGCCGGAAAAGCTGGCGTCCGCCATCGCCGATGGCCGCAAGTTCCACAAGTCGCTGGTGGACGACATCGTGACGCTGGAACGGCACCTGAAAATCACCGGCGACGCCGAGGAAGACGTCAAGGCCGCGCGCGAACTGTACGACGTGATGCCGATCGGCAAGCTGGAAACCGTGCGCAAGGCGCTGGAAGCGCGCCAGTCGCCGGCCGGGCGCCTCAAGGGCGGCGATCCCAACGGTACCGCGCCGGGTCCGTTCCAGAAGAGCCCCGACGGCAAACCCGTCGAAACGCCGCTGGAAAACCCGGCGCT